TAGTGTTATGATCCAGTACGGATTATATACAGTAAAGGAACTCGAACGATTTGCACAAGGTCTCGTATCAAAAAAGCAAATTAAAGTCCTAAGTGAGTGTAATAGGTGTGATTTTGTATACGACGGAGCAACTTGTTTGAATTGCCAAGTATGAAGTATTGTACCGTGATAGGTTCAATGTCTAGGGGACCATCGATAGAGAGTAATAACCATATGTGTGCAGAGAGACAACTCATTCGAAGATTATATAGAGAATGTATAAGAAAGGGGCATAAACCCCATCATTTCTCGGATTGGGTACATAGGAAATATGGTCATTTGATCGTGGGTCGAAAAACTGTGTACGGTGACGGTATATCATTACCATGTGTCTTGTGTAGAAAGACTATGGAGAGGTATGATATATGTTGGGTCGCACATGACGGTGAACAGTGGATTCATAGTAAAAAAACCGAAAATTTACCGCCTTCAATACCAACGGCTAAACAAAAAAGACTGTTAGGATTTGGGGGTAATGATAAGTCCTAGCGCAGACTCTAAATTGTTGTGATTTCTTTTTAGTGGTTTAGTCCTTTTTAGCTTTAGCGAACTGTTATTAGAGTTAGCATTCTTTATTTCATCCATTTTCTTTGTGTTTGAAACAAAGGGTATCAAATTATCTGTGTATGGTTTCGTCTCGATTTTTGTTTCTGGTTTGTCGGCGTCTCGTGTACTATTTTCCCTGAACTGTTCTATAGACAAATCTCCCCCGAAAACGGCGAGTTTATATCTGTATGGTGCCGGTTTTACAGTTCCAAGGTGATTATACATTTTGCGTCGCATCATCGTAATATTCCCGCATATAATCCCACCTCTATTGCATCCATACTTCTCGATCGCATGTGACTTCATACAACTCCATGAACAATAGATTCCACATGTCGAAAAAACATTTCTTCTCGTGTCATGTCTCAGAGGCATACTTAAAGGTGTTCCATCAAATGGATGACAGCACCACCAACACCACATACACATTAAAAAAATTAACTCTTTAACTGCCTTAGATTATCACCCCTAGACCAGTTCCGTATATATCTTAGATTATGACCACGTATCCACGTTCGCTTGGATTTTACTTTCGTTTTTTTAGTAACTGGTTTGCTATAGAAAAAACCGAAGAATGACATCGTTTAAGTTAAAGAGTATGTAACTCTTTAAGTTAATGATTCTCAGTATTGATGTTGGTATAAGGAATCTCGCTATGTGTATGCTCGATGAAGATCGTGAGAATCTCGTGACAGATTGGGACGTTTCTGGTGTACCACCCGAACATAAGGATGGTCTTTATATATCACTCCGAGATCACCTAGATGCCCGTCCATGGGTTCTAGGGGCAAAGACCATTCTCATCGAAAAGCAACCCGATCGTAACAAAAAAATGATATCCGTCATGCACTTTCTCCATTCTTACTTCATAATTAAATGTCCCAACGCTGAAACGATCCTGTATGATGCTCGTCACAAGATTCCAGATGTTGCTGGACCTGGTAAGGCACAATACAATAAGAGAAAGAAAGTCGCTATTCAACGATGTGAAGCCTTCATCAGGGATGGACCCATCAACGCACATTGGATAGATACATTTGTAAAATCCAAGAAGAAAGATGATCTCGCAGATACTGTCATGCAAGCACTCTCTTTCGTGAATAGGGTTGAAGTCACTCCAGCATCAAAAAAGAAGAAATCCACGAAGTTGGTGGCCCGAAAACCGAATGAAAATCAGAAGATGACAAAGTATTCCAAATCAAACCTAGCTTGGATTTATCTGAACAAAGTTGAATGTGAAGTTCTTGAAAATAATAAAAGATTCATGAAAGATCTAAAAAGGTACTATCGAGACCTAAGTGAATTGATTAGAGAACTAAAGTAGAAAAATGTCTCTCTCTATCCGCATGTCCGCCACCAACAAGCCCAAGCCCAACCTCGACAGGGTTATCAAGAATAACAAACGTCTCAAGTCTGCGGCTCATTCTCAGAAAAAGCACAGAAAGACGCATCGTGTTGCCCTCGATGAGTTGGACACCTTTATTGAACTTGTGGATGAAGCCATGGATGCCATGAATGACACGAGGATTGAACTTGAAAAGACCCAAGAGAAGCTTTATGAGCTGTACGACTTTTGTGGAGAAGTTCCATTTGATGATAGTTGTGATTATTAAAGATTTGAACGGATAGGTATATATAATGCAAAAGGTTCTCGATCATGGTTTCGTTCGTCTCGTGGATCACATGCCTCAGAAAGACTTGGATTCGTCCATTGTCCAATCAGCGCGCGTCTCCTATGGTGACGGCACCAAAACCTCTCGCGGAGATCGTGGTCTCATTCGTTACCTCTTACGTCATTGGCACACAACCCCTTTTGAAATGGTCGACTTCAAATTTCACATCAAAATGCCCATCTACATTGCCCGACAACACCTTCGTCACCGCACCGCCAGTGTGAATGAATTGTCTGCTCGGTACTCGGTGGTTCCCAAGGAGTACTATGAACCCGACACGTATCGGGGACAGTCCCAAGTGAATCATCAGGGTTCAGAGGGTGTGGTGGAACTCAAGGGTGACCTCGACAACAAAGTGGCTCAGCAGCTGAGTCAATCCTTCGATGTCTATGAGGAACTCTTGGAGAATGGTGCCTGTCGCGAACAGGCTCGTGGTACCCTCCCCCAATCGACTTATACTGAATTTTACTGGAAGATTAACCTACATAACCTCCTCCACTACCTCCACCTCCGTATGGATTCTCATGCCCAACAGGAAATTCGGGACTATGCCACAGCCATCTTCGACCTCGTGAAGCCCCTCGTCCCCATCACGATGGAGGCGTTCATGGACTTCAGGGTGAATGCGATGCAGCTCACGGGTCCGGAGATTGAGGCACTCGCCACAGGAAAGGAGATTGAATCTCCCGGGGAGCGTCGCGAGTTTCAGGAGAAGTTGAAACGCTTAAAAATAAATGTCGATACAAAGTAAATGCTTGCCATTACAAACACAATGACCGTATTCGCTGCCGAGAAGAGGAACAAGGGGTTCAAGAGGCTGAGTAAGAAGATCCAGAAGGAACGTGACACTGATGTGGAAAAGATCAAAGAGAAGTTCTCTGATATTTTCCGTGATGAGCAGCGTCGTCTGAAGGGGTACTTCGAGGAGCACAACAAGTTGGTCAAGAAGGATGATAAACCCAAGAAGAGTGGTAAGAAGTCTATTGACTTTTACGAAAAGTAAGCCACAGAGTACAAAAAACAAAAAACATCGCGAGGGGTGGATTATCCCCAAACTTCTCAGCCAATAGAGCGCACACCACGCTGTATTGGACGAGCCTAATTTCCTGTTGTGTTTTGACCATAGACCGTTTCATAGACCCCCTCGACTTTTGAAGACCTGACACAGCTGTATTTATCTTACTGATCGTCCCAGGTATCTCAGTCGTCTTCATGAATATATCCCCAACATCTACAGATTCGATAATCTGTTGTTGGATGAGAGGTTCGAGGTAGGTGAAATAGTTGAACTCTGGATCCAGTTTGAGACAAATACCTTCGATTGTGGAGAAAGCCTTTGCGAGGTACACAAAACTACTGGGTACGACGAATGGTTTTTCGATCGCAAGTTGTGCGGCGAGATCATCATTGACAATTCCCGAACCATCTAGAGTTTCTAAGTATCCCAGGATGTTCTCGAAGAAGAGTTCAATATCTGAAACATCTGAGGAAGTTGGAACGATCACTCCCAATTTCACGAGGGTATCGACGATACCTGCAGTGTCTCGCGTGATTATGAACCCAAAGAGTTTTGTAAATCCATCTCTTAATTCTTCAGAAAGTGGTACGAGTAGACCAAAATCATAAAATACAAGTTTCCCCTTGGATGAAAATCCCAAGTTACCTGGGTGTGGGTCTGCATGGAAGAGGCCGTTATCCATGGTTTGAATCACATATGAGTTAATCAGGGCTTCGCATATCTTCTTCTTGTTCACTTTCGGATCGGTAATTTCTGTGAGTTTGGTGGATGCGACATATTCCATCACAATCATTTCATCGTTTGAATACTTTTTGTACACCTTTGGAACCTTTACCCAGTCAACCTCTTTCATACTTTTTCGAAACTTTACGGCGTTATCAATCTCCTGTTTATAATCAGCCTCTCCCAAGAGATACTCTATAGACTCATCCAGAACTCTTCCCGAACTATTTCCTGTGTCGATACCTATACGCTCTAAAAATTGTACAATGTCGCGTATGTTATCGGTATCTTCTTTCATGATATCCAGGATTCCTGGACGTTTTAATTTTACAACAACTTTTTGACCGGTTTGGAGTACAGCCATATGGACCTGGCCGATACTCGCTGATTTAAATGGTACAGGGTCAAATTCTTTAAAAATATCATAATCTACAATGGTATCGAATTCCACGGGAGGAACATTATCCTGTAGCGATTCCAATTCCCTTGTAAATTCAGGTGGGTAGAGATCCGCTCTCGTCGAAGCGATTTGACCTAATTTTACAAACGTTGGACCGAGATCAAGGAGTTCTCCTTTCGTCCAGCGACCCAATTCAGTTTTATTTTGTACAGTGGCATTTTTCCATAGAAACTTACCAGCAAACTTCCATGTTTTCAACCTTCTACTAGGAACTTTGATTGGTACATGTTGAGAAACACATAACATTCTACTTTCTGTAAAGGTTTTTATTTTCTTAACTTATATAAAATGAAGATTTCCAACCTTTTTGGATCAGTCACAAACCCAATTGAAAAGTTTCTTCAACCCCCTTCACTGGTTTTTTCACTCATCGTACTTTACCAAGGTTTATTCTCTGGTAATGCTGTCGTGATCCCTCAGCGTTTAAAAGTTTTATTCGGTAACAAGTTCTTTCGTTTATTCTCCCTATTTCTAATTACGTTAACATCATCCAGGGATGTTGAGTATGCGATTTTATCTACCGTGATTTTCGTGTCATTTATTTACGCACTGAAAACTCCGGAGGAGCGTGAGAAGACCGGACTGATTTAATTTATCCACTACAAGTAGAATGAAGATTCATATTATAGGTGCAGGTCCAAGTGGTATGTCATTAGCTTGGGAATTTCTCAGAGCGGGAAATGACGACATAACAATTTATGATAGAAAACTATCTGCTGGTGGATCGTGGTGGGAACCAGAAATAGACACAAGAGATCTTCACGCACATAGGATCGTATTCGATCGCGCTTTTATCAATACACAATCACTTTTCAAAGAGATGAATATTTCGTGGAATGATATATTCCAACCCGTGAATAAAAAGAAGTATCTCGATACCGCTTTCAAGTCTCTAAGTTTTAGAGATTATGGAACCCTGATTTCACTGTTTACTCGTGTACTCACACACTCGAGTGAATACATGAGGGTGTCTCTCATGAACGCGATCGGACCCCTCAGTGACACGGGTCGGGCGTACATAGAACATTTACCGTTAATAATGGATGGTGTCACTTGGGATGTCATGTCCGCCTATGAATTTGTAAAAAATATAGATCATACTTCACTTTCGAACATGTACACACAAAGAGTTTCTGGTAAAGTAATGTGTGATGCCATGGAAAAGTGTTTACTAGATCACGGTGTTAACTTTATTTTTGGAACTGAAGTAACTTCCATAGAGTATCGAAGTGATGGATATTCTGCTAAGTTTGATACTGATCAAATTATAAACGATGGCATGTTATTTTTATGTGTAGATAATAGTCCAGCTCTAAAACTCTTGGGTGATAACTGGGGTCCGGATGCAGAGAAAAAGTTGCGAGGAAGTACATACGGCGCCATAAATGTTCTTCTCGATTATGACAAGAAACCAGTGTTGAAAACCGATATAGAAATAGCAACGCAAACCAAATGGAACTTACAACCTAAAGTTCTTTCGGATGGAAAAACAGTCTCATGTGTTATATGTGACTTGACCGAAGAGATTTTGAGTTCTAGTCCCGAAGTCGTAAAAGGGGAAGTTCTTAAGCAACTCGGTTTACCTAAACCAAATGATATACGAATTGGGTGGGGTGCAGAATGGGAAGGTGACAAATGGACATTTTCTCAGTCGTCGGGTGTTCTCAGTCTCCACGGTCAACTCCCATTTTTTGGAAACTGTTCAAAAGTTGCCATGTGCGGTATGATGTCCCCTAGAAATACACCATACTCGAGTATCGAGTCAGCCGTTGAAGTGTCAAGATCTCTGAGTCATCAAGTATTCGGCACTAGAAAGCCACTCAAACCTCTTCTCGTTTCCCACGTTTTGTTGTACACTTTTGTGATACTTATAGTTTTAACGTTAGTTTATTTTAAGAAGAAATGAAATTTCTAGGAAAGGTACATGAACCTATTTATGAGTTCAACGACAAAAAGTATATTCGTTTTATAATTCCATCTAAGTGTTCAGAAATTATAGAGCGAATGCATATAAATAAATGGCGTTTTCTATCAAACCCAAATATTGACAATCCATTGGATGGTAACATCCTAACAGTAAAAGTCCCGTTTCGGTACCGAAGAGTCATGTGTAACGTTCAAGGAAAACCTATTCAATCTCTCGTCAAAGACGATGAGGTCGAAATTGAAATAGAGTTCAAGGGTGTGTGGAATGTCGGTAATTATTCGGGCTTATCCTGGGTACTCTCTTCCTCAATCTTCTCAAGTCCTTGACTGGGATCTATGGGTAATTCAATCGTGTTCACACCACCCTTTTTCAGGTTAGAAAAGGTTTGAAGCATTCCCTGGAGACGAAAAACTTCTTGAGTCATTTGTTCAATCGTCTGTTCGAGTCGTTTAATATTCTCATCAATGTCGAGAGTGGGCATCGTGTACTTATTTAAAGTTTCGCATCTTTAAATAAGTATGCTCTCCAGAACCGGATACATCGTGAATACGGGTCCAATTCAGGAAATTAAAAAGGAACTTACCGTAAGACCCATAGTAAATGGGGATTATGGATTCCCTCCACCACCTTTCAAAGTTTTCAGACCAGCTAAGAATGGAGTCTGCGTTCCAAGATTCTACGGAACTTCTAAACTTGGGGAACCACGTGAAGACAAGAGACCAGAACCTAGTCGCATCGATACCAAGTTCGTTGGGAAGCTTCGAGATTCCACACACCAAAATGATGCCCTCCGTTCAGCAATTGAAGCAGGGCATGGCGTCCTTTCTTTACCATGTGGCTATGGTAAAACGACGGTATCCCTGGCCATAGCGTGTAAGTTGGGGTACAGGACCATGATTGTAGTACACAAACAATTCTTAGCCGATCAGTGGCGAGAAAGGATTCAACAATTTTGCCCGGGTGCCACGATTGGTGTCGTGCAACAGGATAAGAAGGAAGTCGATTGTGACTTTGTCATCGCTATGCTCCAGTCATTGTCACTCAAAGAATATTCATTTTCAGATTTTGATAGCGTAGGAACTCTCATAGTCGACGAGGCGCATCATATTTGTGCAAAGGTATTTAGTCAGTCACTCTTCAAAATGTGCCCCAAGCACATCTTTGGACTCTCAGCGACACCAGAACGAAAAGATGGTCTCACGAAAGTGCTTCACTGGTTTATGGGTCCAACATTCTTTTCGGTTGAAAGAAAGAATCAAGAACAGGTTGAAGTGTTTCAGGTTACGTTCGATTCACCGAATTACAGAAACCCTCCACCATCTATGAGGAATGGAAAGATTTCAATGCCAAATATGATTACATGCTTAGTTGAAGATCGTCAAAGAAATAAGATGTTGGTGGAGTTGGTGAAAAAGGCTTCAGCGGGTACTCGACAACTTTTAGTTCTCAGTGATCGCCGACTTCATTGTGAATTTCTTCACCAATGTTTCCCTAAAACTTCAGGACTCTATATGGGTGGTATGAAAGAGGCTGCTCTCCAGGAATCTTCAAAAAAGAAGATCATCTTCGCAACATTCAGCCAAGCCCATGAGGGTCTCGATATTCCAACTCTTGATACAGTCATCTTAGCCAGTCCCAAGTCTGATATCACTCAAAGTATTGGTAGAATCATGAGAGAAACAAAGGGAAAGAAGAATGATCCTCATATTTATGATGTACACGACCCTTGGTCTATATTTACAGCGATGTATTACAAACGAATGAAGGTGTACCGACAAGGTGGATTCAATATCCGTGGAAAGGTTATAGAAGAAAAGAAGAATGACTTCCCTCAGGGAAAGTGTCTGTTTTTATAATCTGAACATCTATTAAATGTCGGGTGCATTAATACAATTGGTATCCAAGGGAATACAAGATGTCTATCTAACTAGTGACGATGGACATTCTTTTTTCCGGATGAAGTTTACGAGACATACAAACTTTTCTCAAGCACCAAAATACATTAAAAATATTTCTGATAAAGATGTGTCCATTAAAATTCCTGTTTTGGGTGATGTCCTCAACGGGTTGTGGTTTGAATCGAGTTCTCTAAACTCTAACGCGAATATCGCATCCAACTTATTTTTTAATTCCACACTCGATCTCTTTATAGGTGGTCAAAAAATTGATTCACAATCATATGATTATTTCGGTGATATATGGCCAAACTACTTAGCTGATACATGGAATAAATCTCAAGAACTTAACAATAAAACTTCGACATCTAACTTTACCTTTGTTCCACTTCATTTCTTTTTCTGTGATCATAAAGCATTTTTACCTCTCGTGGCATTACAACATCACGAAGTTGAAATACGAATTAATTTTGATGAAGAAAATTTAGCTACTATAGGAGCTGACGAAAAGACTGCTAAAATATATGGAAACTACGTGTATTTAGATAAAGAAGAAAGGGAGTCACTGATTAGTCGATCATTGGATTTCGTCATTACACAAGTTCAGAAAATCGAGTTTCCCCTCACGACTACTATTGATAACACATTGGCCAGTAATGAAAACGTATGTGACATATCTTCTTTCAATCACCCAGTTAAATCGTTATTCTTTGGGTTTGGTGCAAACAGTGGTGACTTCGCAAACGATCGTTTCACATTCAAGAATGCCGATTTACAAATAAACGGGATACCTCTACTCGAACAGATGAGTCCCATGTACTTTCACACCATTCAAAATTATTTCAAGTCGTCATTTGGAACATCTGAATTTATCGCAGAGAATCAGGTGCTAATGTATACCCGTTTCTTCGCCTATCATTTCTGTATGAACGCATCAGACTATAATCCATCCGGTTCCTGTAATTTCAGCCGACTCGATAACGCTAAATTGACAATCAGAGGCGCCGAAAAGGGTTTGAATAGACCAACTAATCAGCCACTATTTGTTTACGCTGTAAATTATAACGTGTTGAGAATCAAGGATGGTTTAGCAGGAATTTTATTCGGTAGTTAATGTATAGATGGGTAGAACTGTTCGTTTCGATCAGATTTTTGTGTCGAATATGGACGCTGATCCCACAGAGCAGGATATTCTCACCACAGTACGGAGTATTATTACGAGTGAGATTGAAGCAGATGAAATTGTAGTTGATCGTATCGGTATTGCTAACACAGTTCCGACAAAGAGTTTCTCTATCGGTGCAGATCTCTTTATGCAAAGTGGTCAAGAGGTCATTTTGGATGTCTCCAAAACTGTCAAGACTGCACGCATGAACGTAACTGATAAGATTGGTGTTAAAACCGAAAATCCAGTCAACGATTTCCAAGTTGGTGATAACCAGGAATTCTTTATCAGTTTAGATAATCGTGATTTAGTCACTGTAAATGGTAACATTTTTACGTCTAATTTAGCATTTACAAATGATCTTGAACTCGTTAACAAGTTTAAGGTGAGTAATAATGATTCAAACGTTCTCGAAGTTACTGGAAATACATTCACAACTAACGTAGATGTGGGAAAGTTTCTGTCCGTGGGTAATGAACTCGACCCAGCTACAGATTCCAATGTAGCCGTATTTGAAAATGGTAATGTTGTCGTCAAGAATGGTGTGCTTCGAATTTTTGGAAACACTGAAATGGTTGGTAACTTATCCATCACAGAAATTCCAGATTATTTGGAAGTAAACAGTCTTGTCATATCAAATGCCGTCATTCAAATGGCTACAGATCCCACAAATAGTGGCCCATTTTCCGGGAATGATGGAAATTATGATATGGCTACGTTGATGGTTCAAAAGGCTGGAGATGCTAACGTGTTTTTTGGGTACACACAAAGTGACGACACGATGAAACTGGGTCGCACATTCGGTGGACCTCTTACTCAAAACTTTACCATGGATCCGGCGACTACGACGAATCTTCAAATTTTTGGCGAATTATACACACAAAATAATGTGGGTATAGCCAACACGTCACCAGAATATAGTCTTTCTATAGGTTCAAACGTATACGTGAATGATACCGCAACATCGTCTGCGAATGTTTTACATGCCAATGGGTATGGATACTTCAAGGGTGTGCGAATAGGTGATGATGGACTCACCGTGGGTAGTCTTATTACATTAGATGCGGATGCAGCGATACCGATGGTGGTGACCTCCACTATCCAAGCCCATAGTATTCAAACAACCGGTAACGCGCCAACGGGTATAGCTAATATAAATCCAACTGATACATTTTCAGTTGGTGACGAATTTTTTATAAATACAGCTTCCACTGCCGCGAATACATTAACGGTCATTGGTAATACGGTTACAAATCGTCTCATCACACAGTCTATCCGTGTTCAGGATTTCATTGAGGTTGAAGGTGATTCGGGAATTACATCTACTGCAAACGTACTCATTCACGCCGACACGGATGATGGTGACACATTATCAAACGCTGTAGTCATTAAAGCTGGTCCACTCAATGCAAACATAAGTGCGATCGAGGTATACGGTGCCAAAACTTCGGCCAGTAGTCAGAATATCCGTTTCTTTACCAAAAATACTGAAAGAGTACGGTTCGCCTCCAATGGGTATGTTGGTATATCCAATACGGAACCCAGTGAACATTTAACCATTGATGGTAATCTCAAAATAAATGGAAGTAACGCGGCGATATTTGGTAACACTGAAACGAATATGAAGATATTTACGAGTCCGGTGACAAAAGAAACTCGAATCGAAAATATCGTTGGGAGTGGTAAAGGTATCAACTTCTTTGCGAGTACGACCGCATCCATGGGTACACCAGCACTGACCGTTCTAGAAACGAGTAATGTTGGTGTGGGTACTTCGGTACCTCAAGGGCGTTTCCATGTTTCCGGTGGTACAGCCTTTATTAATGATCAGGTTGTTAATCGAAACGGTCTGAGTCACCTTGGAACTCCATTGGTAGTTACTAACACTTCCCCAGTTACGAGCGCATCCGATTTCAAAAATGTCATGCAACTCACACGTGAAGGTGGTACAGATGGACAACATGGTGTTCGGGGTGTTTTCCAGTTGGGTAAACACGGGACCGCTTCAGGAACAGCTCGTTCTCAATTGAATCTCTCTTTGGCGGGTGATGATTATAACACCCCAAACCATGTCATGACGTGGCGAAGTAACAAGCGTGTAGGAATTGGTACAACAACACCGGCGTCACATTTAGAAATTATCACGAGTGGAATAGGAAATTCAATAACCAACGGTGTTCTCGTGCATAGTGAAAAGATTAACAATATCGCAGATGACGCCATCGTAGCTATGAGGACTGATACACTCGCATCAAACGCATTTGCTTCGTTTATTCAAGCGGATGGTATTTCCGGTAACCCCACTGGATATTCTATGGGTATAACGGGATCCGTGGGTGACTTCAGACTTACCAAAAATCCAGATGTGATCAATGATTCAACGAAGAGTCGAATCTTTATCAACGGTACTTCGGGTAATATGGGGATAGGAACAGATGTACCCCGACACAAATTAGAAGTTAATGGTAATGTTGTAATCGGTAATGAACTCTATTTTGGTGGCCTCGTTTCCGATGAATTTAGTAACACATTTATCAAGGAGCGACTGGTTAGTACGGATGTATCAGAACTCTTAATTTTTAAAGGTAATGAAGGTCCGGGTGGTCAGGGTCCCGATCAACTACGATTTGTTGGATCACAACAAGTATTCCAAACATACAGTGAACCCCAATTGAATGAAGGGGCTAAGGCTGCCATGGAGGCTGGCACTTCAAATTTACTTAAACCGACTATGTTCTTGACTGCACAGGGTAAGGTTTTGATAGGAACAGCTGATGAAACTAAAATTCAACAGACCGCAACAACACAATTATTCGTAAACGGTGGTATTGAATTCGCTGGTGGTCAAAAAGTCAATTTTGGTAATCTGGACATCTTCGCGTTAAGTGATGGTGCTCGTTTCGAGACCATTGGAGCTGTTGATATGAGATTTCAAAATAAAGCGACAACTGGTACATCTGAACTAAACGCAACTGAAGCTATACGAATTAAGAACACGGGACTCGTGGGAATAGGAACCAACGCCCCAGATACAAATGTACACATCTACTCGGGGGTCACGACAGATATAGATGTTCTTAAATTACAAAGTCCTGGAACCAATAACAAAATAGGTGTCAGTTTGAATACAAACGATAACTATGGAGGGTATGTGAGGGGTTTCAGTAACACACAACACTCGGTACACGGGACTGTCTTAGGTGCGGTCAATAATAGTGTTGAAGCTGATGGTATTCATATAATTGATTCGAGTAATGTGGGGATAGGCACTGTAAATCCGAGTGAGCGTTTCACTGTGTATAACAGTAAGGCTCGACTAGAACACTCTTCCGCGGATGCGATGCTGGAGTTCAAAACACCCGGTGGTGTTTCCAATATCTATGGTGATGTGACTGGTAATGTTGTTATTGACGCGGTTTTGGATGTAGTGATCAATAGCAACGTCGAAGTAGTTGGTGATCTCCAAATTGATGGTAAAATTGATCTTGGTAACCAAGTAGCCATTGGTTTAGGGGGTGAGGATGCGAATACATCCATTCACGTCAATGGTGGTATCATCACAAACTCCGATCAGGTTGCCTGTAAGAGGTACTCCAATACCTTCTCGATCACAACGGGTGGTGGTCAAGATGTGCAAATAAACTTTGGCCCTGAAACATTCTATGCTAAGATCGTTGCCCAATTGAGAGAACTGAGTGATGTTGATAATGTAAGTAGTATGGTACTTGAAGTACAAGGAGGTACACACGACGGAACAACGCCATCACTCCCAATCGCCATAGGAACTAAGAACATGTTCAGTGGTCTTAACCTGTATCCATGGAGTCCAACTGTGGTGACTGGTAAACGCTCAGTGCAGATTGTACCAATAATTAAGGATACTGGTAGAAACTACGCATATGACATTTTCGTTGAATTGGTTTCTGGGGTTGGTGGATCTCTAAAATCTATTACACATAAACTCACAGGTTCTGCGACACTTGATAATGGCGCCGGTGGTAATGTAAACTTGGGTGGTTCGGGTTTCGAGTACACATATTAAATTTACTACAAGGGAAAACCCTGCGGTAGATAAAAAGTAATTATGCCCTGATGGAATCAGAGACGGCTAGAGCAATCACGCCGACAATGAAAGCCATGACGACATAATTGAGTTCAGTTTCTTCACGACCAATCGTTGGTTTATCTTCCTCGATTTCGAGTTCCACGACTGGCTTTTGCTGCTTGACTGGAGGATTCAGCTCCTCCAGTGGACAGTATGCTATCATTTATATATATTTAGAGATTAATTTCAGTCTTCTTCTTTCGTCTCGTCTTTTTGGGTTTGGAAGAGTTGACATTTACCTGTCGAACCTCACCACCTGTCGAGTCACCCGAAACGGAGATGATATCAGAAACGTCATCCTCATCTTCTTCTTGAATGGTACCAGATGTTCCCATGTTGGTGTTCATGGGAGGTGGAGGTGGCATAGAAATCCCACCCATGAGGCTGGAAATATCAAGGCCTGGACCCTTCATCTCGTATTGGCCAGTGCCACCGACGGGTGCATCGACTGCTGGGCCGTCAGTGTTCCGTGTGGTGTTCTGTACAGCGCTCATCATACTCTTGATGAGATCGGGGTTTTGCTTCATGACATCGTTCATATTGGGCATCACCGATTTGAACATACTATTGGTAAGATGGAACATCATAGCAGAGCCACCGAGCATCATAATCAGCTTGACCTCTGGAGCGATATTCACCTTGGATCGGTACTTCACATAGAGTTCTTCAAAGACACCATCATAGTCATCAACATTCTCCATAACAGACTCAGACCAACCCTCTAACTGAATCTCAAAGGGGTTGTACCGCTTGTTAAGGAACTCCAGGCCAGTCACACACGCTACAAGCATTCGCCTAGAAAAACGGACAGACTGCTCAACATCTATACTGTACGTAATCCTCTTCACTTCAGAACGAAGTTCGTCAACATTCGAATACGCATTCAGGCGCTTATTCACAGCAAAACCCTTCTTCTCTAACCGACCGAGTTTATTAATCAAATCAGCCTTCTCTTCATCAATGGAGCCATACCCCTTTGAAGGTTGCTCATCCTGCTGACCAGAACCCATATTCATGTCATCATCAAAAAAGGTTGGTTCATCCTCACCATAATCAATCTCCTCGTCGTCACCCGGCGGGGGAGGAGCATTCTGCTTATTAGGATTCGCGAAAGCATCCATCGCTTCCTGTTGCATCTGGGGTGCAGGTCTGGACATATGGTTCGTGGGTCGTGGAACACGCTGAGGACGAGGAGCCGATATTTCAATCTCATCCATCAGGGCCTGTTCATCTGCATCTAGTTTCATCACATTTGGGGATCCTCGATCGATTACAATTTCTTCGTCCATCTACTCTCTATATGGAAACTAAAAAAATACCTTTAACGCAGTTTAGAAAAAATATATTGGTCTATTATAAATGTTTAAGCTTAACCAGCAGAACCGCAACGCTCTCATGTCCATCGCCATTTTATTGGTGATCATTTTTGCCCTGAGCGCCAACAAGAATATCAGCAACTACCAGCCCATGCCTATTATTATCAAGACTGTGAATGAAAAGTCCATGTTCGATCTCGAGAACAAGATCGAATGTGCCCCTGGACAGGGTAAGGAGGGAAGTGCTTACACTACAGGTCTCACACCCGGTGGTGTTTGTGGTGCTCAACAGCTTGTCGGTGAACACGCTGGGTATGCCATCGAGGATGGAATTGGTGGATCTTTAATCTAAGCTAACTATAAATGGCGACCCCAGATCTCAACTATGAATATCATACCATCACGATTGATTCGATTGGTCAAAGTAGTGCGAACACCTTCACATGTTACCTTCAACAACCACTGAAAAATGTTGTTCAGGCTAAATTATTGGGTGCTCGTATTCGGACAACCACCGCTACGGAACATTGTTATGTCTCGATAGATGAACTCGACTCTATCTTTTCTGATCGTGCATCCAATGTACTCACTGGCCAGGCTTCTATGAGCGTTCTTAGGGGTTCTTTTGCCAGTATCGTATCCGATTCTTCTACTGTAGTCAAGTTTAAAGATGAGTATCCGATTTTCACTCAGTACATAGACCCCATTCGCCGCCTAGACCGATTCACAGTCACAATTCGTAACCAGGATGGTAATACGATCACTCGTTCGACCGCCTCGGATAAAAATGTATTAGTCCTTCGAATCATGTGTAGGAAATGTAATTTGTAATTTTCTCTTTATAAAGTAAACGATGTCCGCTGGTATCACTCAACTTATTGCCGTTGGTGCTCAGGATGAATTTATCGTGGGTAAACCCGAGATATCGTTTTTTAGTTCAGTCTTTAAACGACACTCCAATTTTTCACAATCCATCGAAAAACAAACGATCCATGGAAGTGTGAAAAGTAATTCTATGTCAAGTGTCCAGTTCGAAAGAACTGGTGATCTTCTCAGTTATGTCTATCTGACGATGGATGACAATACACAAGCTCTCGATTCGCAAAGGTGGGATAACATTATTGAGAAAGTGGAGCTTCTGATAGGGGGATCTGTAGTTGATACACAAGATTCTGTATTTACTGAAAATATCGCTGTGGATACATTCGCACAAAACGTATCTAGAAGTGCTCAAGGTACACACCCGGGTATCTCTGCTCGATCGTTTTTTTACCCCCTCCGCTTTTTTTTCTGTGAAACGCCACAGTCAGCCCTCCCATTGGTAGCCCTTAACTATCATAATATAGAGCTTCGCATTTATTGGGGACCAGATGTTACTAACAAAAATATAGAACTGTTTGCAAACTACATCTATTTGGATAATGAAGAGCGTGGAAACATAGCTTCTCGTAAACATGATATGTTAATCACACAAGTTCAAAAGAACATTGGTTCTGGAACAACTCTCCAAGAACTCACATTTAATCACCCTGTGAAGTATTTAGCATCTTCTAATACAACAACGAATAGTGCTCTTACTTCACCCACGAATAGGGTAAAACTCAGTATTAATGGTATGGATGTTGGAAATTATAGATGGGGTAAACCACATTTCATCGATGTAACACATTACTACCACACTAACTTTGTGGCCTCCCCTGATTTTTTCCTGTATCCGTTTTGCCTTTCTACGAGTTCCCATCAGCCCACTGGTACACTGAATTTTAGTCGATTAAGTTCAGCCAAAATCACGAGCGAGACCATGAACATCACTGACCCTATATATGCCGTAAATTACAATATATTGCGCATTGAGAATGGTATGGCGGGACTTCTTTACGCAAATTAAAATACCATTCTATATTAAATGGTCAAGAATTTGCCGACCGTGGAACGTTCCACAAAAATTAGATTCGGTAAAAATTGTACCAATGACCAGGCAGAAAACACGATTGTGTTTAATGCGAGTGAAGGGGAAATTGATACACCTTTTACGGATTCTGTATACATAACACCTCTACGTTTACGTACGGATCTGTCAGATAGAAATATTAGTGTACTGGCGTACAATCAAGTGACGAAGGAAATGATGGACTCTGGTGCAGTTGCGGAAGATATTCTCAATTTTACACTCGAAGCGGCCGTGATTAACGGGAATGTTACATCAAATATAGTTTCTTTTAATAATGCAGTCACCTCCGTCACAACACTTTCGAATGTTGGCATCTCTAACGGTCTACCAACTGATACACTTTCTGTTGGTTCCAAAGTGTTCGTAAATCAAACCGCATCCAATACACTCAGAGTTCTAGGAAGTACGTATATTCAAAATAATTTGGTTGTCGATGGAGATGCGACATTTAACGGACTCGTCACAACTTTACATTCCAATAACACTGTCATAAAGGATGCGATTTTGGAAATCGGTAAAGATAATGTGGTTGGGGATGCATCACTCGATCTTGGTTTTGTGATGACACGCCCAGGTTCAAATATAGCCATGGGGTACTTAGAAAGTTCAAATGAATTTGCGATTGGATACACACAATCGAGTGCCAATCATCATACGATTACACCTCTCACAACTCAAGATATTAACGTCCACGTGTACGGTCAAATTTTCACCGAGTCCAATGTTGGTGTCATGAACACAAATCCTGTACACACTTTGGATGTGGGTTCAAACCTTTTCGTAGATGAATTTGGTTCAAATATTTTGGTGGTCACTGGTAACACAAGTATTTCCGCCGACTTGACTGTTGATGGAGATACTTTATTCGTAGATTCGGGTGTTGACAAAGTGGGTATTAATACATTAACCCCATCCGCAGAACTTCATGTCGTCGGTAACGCATACATAAGTTCTAATTTAACGGTTGACACAAATACACTTCATGTAGATGTCGAATCAAACCGAGTTGGTATAAATCAAATTAATCCTACAAAAGATCTCGATGTAAATGGAACAATCGCCGCTACTCGGCGCGTGGATAATTCTGGGTATGATCGTTTACTCATAGGTACAGATACGGGTGCTACCATTCACCCAAGTTCGAACGCACATCTCATTTCTTTGGGGTACCGAGCTGGTTATGACCGTCAACACTCCAACTCCATCGCCATTGGGTACAAATCGGGTAGTGTTACACAAGCGGAATCTTCTATAGCCATTGGTGAAAGATCCGGTGAAACCAACCAAGGGAATAGTTCTATCGCCATAGGTGAAAAGGCTGCCTATGAAAATCAAGCGGCATCTTCCATTGCCATCGGTGAAAACGCCGGTGGCCAGGATCAATTGGGTAATTCGATCGCCATAGGTAAAGATGCTGGTAGCCAAAATCAGGGTCAAAAATCCATCGCTATTGGTGATGGTGCAGGTAAGTTTAATCAAGGTGAGGGTGCTATAGCTATAGGGTATTACGCGGGATACCCGACGGGTCAAGCTGCTGGATCTGTTATCATCAATGGTGGTACGGATGCTGCGGGATTTAACAATACTACTACACAAAATGCACTTTTTATAAACCCTGTGAGAAACGTGAACAACTCGAACATTCTCATGTACAACGCAGATTCGAAAGAATTCACATATGGAACGACCATACACAATACTGTCAATGTTTCCAATAACTTTACAGTAGATACAGACACACTTTTTGTTGACTCAGTGAACGACTCTGTCGGTATTAACAACGCTTCACCAGATGCCAATCTTCATGTGGTTGGTAATGTCTATGTGAGTTCCAATCTTACCGTAGATCTAAATACTCTCCACGTAGATACAAACAAACATTTTATTGGTATTGAAACGAATTTTCCCGACGCTACTCTTCATTTGATGGGTAACGCCTACATTTCCGAAGATCTTACGGTTGATACGGATACTTTACACGTGGACTCGGTGACCCATAGTGTCGGAGTCGAAACAAAGACACCCGACGCCAATCTTCATGTGGTGGGCAACGTTTACGTGTCGTCAAACCTAACCGTGGATACTGATACCCTTCATGTAGACTCGATGACCCACAGTGTTGGAGTTGAGACAACAACACCCGATGCGAATCTTCATGTAGTGGGTAATACCTATGTGAGTTCCAACTTAACGGTTGATACAGACACTTTACATGTTGACTCTGTGACCCATAGTGTTGGAGTTGAGACAACAACACCCGATGCGAATCTTCATGTAGTGGGTAATGTCTACGTCTCGGATGATTTGACCGTGGCTACAGACGCACTTCACGTCGAGGCGGGAACACAATCCGTCGGTCTCGGGACGAAAGTTCCAGATGCGAAACTTCATGTAGTAGGTAACGCGTACGTTTCTTCAAACTTGACAGTGGATACCGATACATTCCACGTGGATGCGGAGAGCAAGTCTATAGGACTTGGGACAGTGAACCCTAATGCTAACCTCCATGTGGTGGGCAACGTCTATGTCTCTTCGAATCTCACGGTGGATACCGATACGCTACACGTGGATGCGATGACACACTCCATCGGAATTGAGACCAAGAACCCCAATGCCAACCTCCATGTCGTGGGTAATACCTATGTTTCTTCTAATCTCACAGTGGATACCAATACCTTACACGTGGATGCGTTGAAACACTCGGTCGGAATTGAAACACTGACACCGGATGCCAACCTCCATGTTGTCGGTAACACATATATTTCTTCAAATCTCACGGTCGATACGAATACTCTTCATGTAGATGCGTTGAAACATTCGGTAGGAATTGAAACACTGACCCCCAGTGCCAATCTCCATGTTGTCGGTAACGCCTACGTTTCATCAACCATGGATATAGACGGAACTTTGCGACTCAACCACGCTACAACCGCTTTGACGACCGATCTCACGTCGAATGTTGAAGTCAAGTTGGATCAGCTCAATAGTGTTACTATAGATGGACCACTCACCGATCACCTCCTCGTGTACGACGGTACAGACTGGGTGAACGAGTACCCGATGCACACGTATATACAAATTCGAAACGATCTCAATGGTGTGAATATCGAAGCGGGTGATGCCGTCTATGTCAAGGGAACACACAATGCTAATATTCTTAATGTCGG